GAGTATGCTAAAAATCAAGAAGCTATTATGGAAGCAATGCGAACAGGTAAGTTTGTATATGATTTATCTGGTGCAGCACGATAAAAAAGTGTTGACAAGGCATTTTTTCTACATATAACTAACACGTACAAACATATATTGTCTGACTACCTACGACAAGTATAGACCCATCTCATTTGAAATCATGTAATCAAATCCTGATGCAACTCTAAAAAAGCGTAGCCTCTGATAGCGAAGTGTTTAGTTCTTAACCTAGCCAATAAGGAGGATTCATTATGGCTTTTTCAAGTGCTACAGGCTATCAAAACTTACCTAACGGTAATTTTAGTCCTGTAATTTATTCCAAACAGGTACAGCTTGCGTTTCGTAAGTCAACTGTTGTTGGTGATATAACCAACTCTGACTACTTTGGGGAAATTTCTAATCAAGGCGATACCGTCAGGATTATCAAAGAACCTGAAATCTCAGTCAAGGCTTACGCTCGTGGTACACAAGTCACAGCGCAGGATCTTGATGACGAAGACTTTACACTTACTGTGGACAAGTCTAACTATTATGCCTTCAAGATGGACGACATCGAAGAGGCACACAGTCACGTAAACTTTATGCAACTTGCAACCGACAGAGCTGCATATAGACTTGCTGACCAATACGACCAAGAAGTTCTTGGTTACATGTCAGGTTATAAACAGTCTTCTTTACACGCTAAAGCAGACACTGTTAATGACCAAACTAACGGTTCTGTGGCTGTTTCTACTGCAGGAACAGACGAGCTACTTTCTTCTATGAAGCTTTCAAAAGAAGATTTTGGTAACATAAGTTCACCATCAACAGACCAAAGTATCCCTGTGGTTAATCTAACAGGTGGTGCTACCTCTGTAGGTACAGCAGCCGTAACACCAATGGTTGTGGTCAATCGTATGGCTAGACTGTTAAACCAACAGCAAGTGGATACACAGGACAGATGGCTTGTCATTGACCCTGTATTCATGGAGTTATTAGGTGACGAAAACTCCAAGTTGGTAAATGCTGACTTCAACGCAGCCGAACTAAAAAATGGACTTGCTCTAACTAACCTTGCAGGATTTAGAGTATATGTCTCAAGCAATCTACCATCAGTCGGAACTGGTCCAGGTACTTCAGGTACTACAAACCAGAACTCCAACTTTGGTGTTATTGTTGCAGGTCATGGTTCTGCTATTGCGACTGCTGAACAACTCAGCAAAACTGAAACATATCGTGACCCTGACAGCTTTGCTGACATCGTGCGTGGTATGCATCTATATGGTAGAAAGATCCTCCGACCAGAGGCTATCGTGACTGCCAAATATAACGCAGGTTAAGGGAGGATTATACAATGGCTACAATTAGTACATTTAAAGTTGATGCTAGAGGTGTTGGTAATCCAAGTAGAAAACCATACATGGTTCAAACTACTATAGATTTCGGACACGCTGATCTAGATGCCCTTAGTGCAGGAGATATAGTTGAGGCAATCACTGTACCTGCTAATACTATGGTATTAACAGCAGGAGCAGAAATGATTGAATCAGTTCAATCAGGTGCTGATGGCAACACTGTTAACTTAGGTATAACAGATGTTGACCAGTATGTAGCAGCCGTAGATATTGATGATGACGCATCTAACTTGTCATCAGGTCTTGGCTACCTTACGCCTTCAGCAGAAGCAGGAGTTCCTTTTTTTGTAGGTTCATCTTCTGATACTATTGACCTTGAGCTACAGGCTACTTCAACTGCCCCTAACACAGGGCAGATTCGCATATTTGCTATACTAATGGATATAGATGCTATGGGTAATCAAAGCACTGTTCATTTTGCAGCAGATGGAGCTAATGAAGTAGACAGGGATCTACTAGCTTAAATTTATAAACTGTTTGGGGCAGGTGTAATAGGATTGACTTGCCCCTTACACTATCAGGACAAGGTGAATGGCAACTTTTTTATCATTAACAAATAGTGTATTAGCAAGATTAAACGAAGTGCAACTCACCTCTTCTAACTTCTCCAATGCGAGAGGTATACAGGTTCAAGCACAAAACGCTGTTAATGAATCAATACGATATATAAATCAAAGGGAGTTTCAGTATCCTTTTAATCACACCACTAAATCACAAACATTATCTCCAGGTATTGTAAGATACAGTATACCTACCGATGCAAAGCATGTAGATTATAATACAGCTAGGATAGTTAAAGACAGCACCATAGGAGCATCAGGTGCAAATCTAAGGATAATGCAATACAACGAATATGTTAATAACGAAAGCATAACACAAGAAGACGAGATAGTTACAACAACACTAGCTGAAGCATTAGATGCTAGTGAAACAGAAATAGATATTACAAGTTCCACAGGCTTTGATACTGCAGGAACTATTTTTATAGAAAACGAAGAGATAACATACACAGGTATTAGCACCAATACATTAACAGGCTGTACACGAGGTGCTAACAGCACTACAGCTGCCACACACGACAACGGCACATCTGTAGCACAATTTGATAATGGTGCTGTCCCTAGATACATAGTAAGAACATTAGATAATAACTTTCTACTGTTTCCGTTTCCTAACAGAGCATACACTTTAAAGTTTGATTACTTCTCTTTTCCCACAGACCTGTCTGCACACGATAGCACGACAAGCATACCTGCTCGATTTGACGCTGTAATACTAGATGGAGCTACAGCATACGTCTATCAGTACAGAGGAGAGACAACACAGTACCAACTTAATTTTAGTCGCTTTGAACAAGGACTAAAGAACATGCAAAGTTTATTGATAAATAAATACGAATATGTACGCTCTACAGTAATACAGCAACCCACAGGATACTTTAGCTCAGGAGCGTTGAATTAATGCCTGATCTTTCGCAGACATCTCCTGCAGCCTTTCCTTTGCAGGGGGGATTAGTATTAAACAAATCTACGTTTGGTATGCAACCTGGTGAAGCATTAGAGCTTATTAACTTTGAGCCAGACATTAATGGTGGCTACAGACGCATAAACGGTTTCGCTAAGTATAATACTAACGTAGTTCCACAGACTAGTGCATCAACAGAAGAAGTCTTGCTTTCTTGTATATTTAATGATACAATAGTTGCAGCTAGAGGGGAGAAGATATTCACAGCTTCTGCAGGAAGTGGGTCTTGGACAGAGCGAGATAATGGCAGAACAAGTGCAGGTGTATATACCTTTGAAAGATTTAACTTTGATGGCAGTGATAAACTTATAGTTGCAGACGGAAACAATGCACCAACAGTTTTTAATACATCATTTACAGCTTCAGATGTTTCTCAATCTGGTGAAGTAGGAACAGGAGAAGCCACTGTGCTACTAGCTGCAATAGCCTCAGGCACTGGTATGACAGGCGCTTCAGGGACTATAACAGTAAGGGATACATCACAGTTTGGTAGCACTGGGACTTTTATACTAAATAATGAAACCTTTACGTATACAGGAAAAACAGCTACTACCTTTACAGGTGTCACAAGAGCAACATCAAGTAGCACTGCTGCAGATCACGCAATAGGAGATATAATAGCAGACTTATTTCCCCCTGCAGTATCAGGTGCTAAGTTTGTAGTAGCGTTTAAAGACCATATGTTCTACGCAGGTATGTCAAGCGCACCACAAGAGATAGTGTTTAGCTCGCCTTTTATTGAAGACGATTTTTCTGCAGCTCTTGGTGCAGGAAGCATAAAGGTTGACGACACAATAGTAGGACTCAAAGTTTTCCGACAAGATTTATTTATTTTTTGTGAAAGCAGAATATTTAAACTGTCAGGATCAACAAGCTTTGATTTTACAATGACACCGGTTACTAGAAACATTGGGTGTGTAAACGGACAGACAATACAAGAATTTGCAGGTGACTTAATATTCCTTGCACCAGACGGACTAAGAACCGTTGCAGGTACAGCAAGAATTGGTGACGTTGAACTTGGTACTATAAGCTCCCCTGTGCAGTCTGTGTTTAATGATAACATTGCAAACGCTAGTGG